ACCATCGAAGACACAGCGAAGTCCCTAGCCAGAGAGGCCCCTCCTTTGGGGTCGGAGCTCTATAGGGAATTAATCCGAACAGGTAACGAGTTATCTCGTCGTTCGGAGGAGGTGAAAGTTCGTAAGAACTTTACACTTTCCAAATCTGCCTGCATGGAGAACTCCAGAGCAGCTGGCGGATTCGCTGGTCATTTCCTACAACAGATGGGCTGTAGAGATGTGGTTTACCGCATTTCTCCTCCTATTCTTGTGGGAGATATACGATACCACGACTCTTGTCGTGTAGGACTCCTATACTCGCGTTGTCCATATCAGTACGCGGACCTGTATACGGAGTTAGGGCGGTTCCCTCTTCATGAGAGAATGATGGAGGGGGATGCGCAAGTCCAAATGAGGGTGATACCGGAACCTTTTAAGTTCCGTGTGATCTCTGTTGGGGAGTTTGATTATTATTCATATCTCAAACCCTGGCAGACCTGGATGTGGAGAACACTTCAAAAGTTTGAGTGTTTTTCCCTTACGGGTTCTGGTTCTGACGATTTGGTCAGCCATACAGAGAAGATCATCACCAAGTTCTGGGATGTAGGTCGGAAGTTTCTATCGGGGGACTACAAGGCTGCGACGAATGAATTATCGTCCCATGCCTCGATGGTCCTGGCTGAGGCCTGGTTTAAGGATTACCCTGCGTATTTGATTACGCTTAAGAGGAGTCTTTTCTCCTCAGACTTGCTTTTTGATAAAGCACAGTTGGGTGTACCAGGTCTGATGCCTCCGAAACGGATCCCCAAGGAGATCCGGAAACAGATGGATCGAGCAGAGATTTCTGCCTACGATCAAAATCCCGAACAGGACTTGCCTCCTTCATGGAGGGAGGAAGAGGCCTTGATGAATACTGATATCGAGGCTAATCTTCCCGAAGTGGGGGAGATGAACAACGGACAATTGATGGGACATCCGTGTTCTTTTCCGATACTCTGCGCAGTCAATGCAGCTGTGTGTCGGATGGCGTTGGAGAAGGTGTGGAATCGACGTTTCTCTCTCGATGATATTCCGCTTCTGATCAATGGAGACGATTGTCTCTTGATCGGACCTGACCGGCTTTTGCCGGTCTGGCGGGAATTGACCGCTCAATGTGGTCTTATCGAGTCAGTGGGTAAGTCCTATTTCACGGACAAGTTCGCAATGATTAATTCGCGATACTTGGCTGTGGAGACTACTCCGGAGTACGTCATGGACCGAGGATACCTAGGCTGGGCCCTTAGGGACAAGACTTTCGATTGTTATCCGAAAGATCAATGTCCGGTCAGGTATAATGCCTCTATACAATATGATGTTGGATACATCAATATGGGGGTACTCGTCGGTCGGAAAAAGGGAAGCAATGTTGATTGTGAGGTCAACGTTGCAGAAGATGTGACGGATCAGTCGGCTTTTGCCTTTTGGCAATCCGCTGCTGACAACTTTGCACAGATGAATCTCCGTTGTGAGAAGAATCGAGTCGAGCTTGGTCAGTACGTCAAATCTTTTAAGCGGTTCTTTGATAAGATACCGCTACCCTTACACCTTGCCAAGGACATGGG